AGATTAGCCCAATTTTCATTCCATTTACAAAGGTCTATTAATAGAGAGATAGCAAGACATAATTGGTCTGAAGAAAAAACTAAAGAAACAATATCTGATGAAATTAATAACTATAAGGGCTATGGCTATATAGAGAAATCTTATCAAGCTATTAAACATAATGATAAGGCGCAATCATTAAACAATATCAAAAAATATGCAAAACAAAGAATTGATAGACTATCATATATAGCGAATAATATTAAAAACTTATCCGATATCATTTTAGCAGTTCAAAAGACAAAGGTGAAACATGGGAATTGAAGACATTCTACAGGGGTCGAACCCAAACGAAATCAAGAAGCTGATTGCCCTTTTACAAAGCATGGTTGACACGGCTGGGGCGTCTGAAGATCATAGTACTGAACAGGATGCTGACGAAGACGAATCTTCAAGTGCTATGAAAACTCGGTCGAGAAAACTTAATAGTAATAGTAAGGGCAAGAAGCCTTTTAAGAATAAGTTCTTGACTATGCCAGAAAAGAATATGCATAAAGAGGATATTGAGTTTGATAAAAAAGTATCAAAGCATTCTCCTGTTCCAAGGAATCGTACTTTTGAACCAATCAAGGTAACTTGTAGAGTATGCGGTAAAAGCGAGAAGATCAACCCATCTCTTGTAGAATCTATACAAAGATATAAATGTAATCAATGTTCAACACAAGCTGGTTAATTAAGGATAAATATGATTCTGTGTGACCCTGCGGCTGAAAGAGCAGTATTGGCTGGTATCATTACTTATGGTGACGATGCTTACTTAGATATTGCTGATATTATACAAGATACGACCTTCACTATTGATAGTAATAGTATCATATATCAATGCTTAAAAAAGATTTGTGAAGATTCTAGCCGTCCCAAAATAGATCTTGCTTTTATCTATTCTACGGCACAAGAACTAGGTTTTGCAAATATTCTATCTAAAAAAGATGAGGCGCAGCATTTAAAAGCTATTGCAGATTTTCCTGTTAGTCTTGAGAATGTTAGGAAATTTGCGGCTAAAATTAGAAAACTAGAGATAGCAAGACTCTTACGCAAACAGTTAGAGACTGCTCAGGATAAAATACTAGACATTAATGGTAGCGAACCCATAGCTGCTATCCTTGGTATAGCAGAGGATGCTATCTTCAACTTCTCATCTCTGCTTAATGATAGCGATAATAATCCTGTTCATGTTGGCAAAGATATTGACTCTTATATTAAAAGCTTGGAAGATAGTCCTATTGATCAAATTGGTATACCAACAGGCTTTCCGGTTTATGATAAGGCTATAGGTGGGGGTTTTAGAAAAGGCACTGTTAATGTTATTGCGGCCAGACCAAAAACTGGTAAAACCCTGCTTGCAGATAATATAGGTTTTCATATTGCCAATAAGCTAAAAATACCAGTATTAAACATGGATACAGAAATGAATACTGTAGACCATATTAATAGAGTTTTGGCTATGAATACGGAAATTGAGATTAACGCTATTGAAACTGGTAAATTTGCAGAGTCACCAGATAAAAAGATGAAAATAATAGAGGCTTCAAATAGACTAAAAGAAACTCCTCTGTTCTATAAATCAATCGCAGGAAAGCCGTTTGAAGAACAGCTAGCGATTATGCGTAGATGGATCTGTAAAGAAGTAGGATTAAACGATGATGGTACAGCAAAGCAATGCGTTATTGTTTATGACTATCTAAAGCTGATGGATAGTGCTGGTATATCTCAAGACATGAAAGAATATCAAGTTCTTGGATTCATGATGACCGCACTACATAATTTTGCTGTTAGATACCAGATACCCATTTTGTCATTTATTCAGCTAAACAGAGACGGCATAACAAAAGAAAGCACGGATACCGCTAGCGGCTCAGACCGTATTATATGGTTGTGTAGTAATTTTTCCATCTTTAAGAGAAAGTCTGATGAAGAAATTGCAGAAGACGGTCCAGATAATGGTAATAGAAAACTACTTCCCTTAGTAAGTAGGCATGGTGGTGGGCTAGACGATAACGACTATATTAACTGCACCATGAAGGGTTGGTGTGCTAAAATTATTGAGGGACAAACCAGACTGGAACTATTAAACAATAATAGCCCCAGAGACAAAGGATTTATAGTTAATGATGAGTCAAATATTGAAAACAACGATGCAGACGAAGCCCAAATCCCATTTGAATGATCAAGATAAGCTTAAAGTTATTTGCGATGATCTGTGTGATAATATCGAAGAACTTTTAAGTGTCTTAGATTTAGACTATAGCTATAGCAGTAAAATGGTTAGTATGGCGTGTCCTATTCACAATGGGGATAATCTATCCGCTATAAATATCTACCATACTGGAGACTATTATAGAGGTAATTGGAAATGCAGGACTCACGGATGTGATAAGTTTTTTAAGGGGTCTATTATTGGTTTTATTAGAGGGGTAATATCTAGCAGAAAATATAATTGGGTTAAAGATGGTAATAAAATGTGTTCATTTGAAGAAGCAGTAAATTTCTGTCTAGACTTTTTAAATAAGAATTACAAAGATATCAAAATCTCTAAAACTGACAAGGAAAAGAAACAATTCTCCGCCATCATAGAGCACATATTAGACAGAAGATCCAAAGACAATAATCAACAAACAATATCGTTACCAACCAGAGACACTGTTAGAAATTCACTAACTATGCCTTGTGACTATTTTGTTGGTAGGGGATTCGCACCAGAGATACTAGATAAGTATGATATTGGCATATGCGACAAGCCTAATAAGGAGATGTTTAATCGCGCAGTAGCTCCTATCTATAATAATGATCATACACATATGATAGGATGTAGTGGCCGTAGCATTTTTGAAAAGTGTGATAGTTGTAAACATTTTCATGATCCAAAAATAGAATGCCCTAGAGATGAAGATCTGTGGAAATTTTCCAAATGGAAACACAGCACAAACGTTAGCATAAACCACTACCTTTATAATTTCTGGTATGCTAAAAAGTTTATTGCCGATTCCAGTGTGGCTATCTTAGTAGAGAGCCCAGGTAATGTTTGGAAGCTAGAAGAAAACGGTATTCACAATAGCTTAGCTATTTTCGGATCTTCGCTAAGTGATCGACAGAAAATATTACTGGACTCGTCTGGAGCTATGGTTGTGGTTATATTAACAGACAACGACGAGGCTGGTCATAAAGCGGCAGAACAAATAAAAGCCAAATGTCAAAATACCTATAGGGTATTTCATTTTAAGATTTCCAAAAATGACGTAGCGGATATGAACAGCGAAGAAATTAATAACGAAATCAGGATACCATTAGGGAAAATTATATGACAAAAATTATTGGTTTTTCTGGCAGAAAACAGTCTGGCAAAAGCACAGCAGCAGATTACATTAAGTCTATTATTGACAGACAGAGCCTAAAGATATCCCATAGGATCTATAGCTTCGCTGATCCACTAAAACAAGATATTTGTATGAATATTTTAGGTATGACATACGAACAATGTTATGGTACTGATGATGATAAAAATACCCCTACAGGATTAGCTTGGAATAATAACCAACTAACCGCAAGAGCAGCTATGGAAATTATTGGTACAGATATTTTCCGTTCTCTTAAAAATAGTGTTTGGGTAGATGCCACAATCAATAAAATCAGAAGAGATAATCTAGACTTAGCTATCATAGCAGATTGTCGATTCCCGAATGAAGTCGAATCTATTAAAAATGCGGGCGGATTCATTATTAGGCTAGATTTAGACCCATACCACTCTGAATCGCCAAGCGAGTGCGCCTTGGATAAGCATCTATATGATTGGAATAACTTTGACTGCATTATTCAAAATTCTGGTATGGACTTGGATAAAAAACACGGGGCCATATTACGTTTCTTATCTGATAAAGGAATACTAACATTATAATTACTTATTTACGCAGTAGCTCTTATGGTACCCATTCATTCTGTGAACAGCAGTATTTTGCTGAATATGTTTTAGGGTGGAAATCACCGTCTAACAAAAAAGCCGATAAAGGCACAATTGTCCATAAGGCTCTAGAAATCCTAGCAGACATAAAGCTAGCACAACAGCAAGA